TTGATTTTGCGTTTGTTGACGGCGGCGTAGGCGCACAGATTGCAGGTGTTGCCGACGGCGCCGCTGGAACAAATGATTACCCAGGCCGCCTAGTGTTCTCCACTACCGCCGACGGAGCGAGCAGCCCGACGACGCGGTTTACGCTAAATCGCGTTGGAGATGCGGTATTTTCAAATACAAGTGCCGTTTATCCAGCAACCGATAATGCTGCAACGATTGGTGGCTCTTCTAATAGGTGGTCCGCTGTTTGGGCCGCAAACGGAACAATTCAGACTTCCGATCAAAGAGCCAAGACTGAAATTACTTCCGCCCAGTTAGGCTCTAATTTTATTAAAGCTTTACGCCCTGTTTCTTACAAGTGGATTGACGGCGGACAGATTGATTCTGGCAGGCGTGATGAAGACAACAATTACATTTACGAGTCAGTACCCGGCACGCGTACTCACTGGGGCTTTATCGCCCAAGAAGTTAAAGAAGCTGTCGACGCTGCTGGCGTTGACTTTGGTGGCTGGGTGCTCACCGATAAGGATGACCCCGATAGCCAGCAAGCCCTGCGCTACGACCAGTTCATAGCTCCGTTGACAAAGGCGCTGCAGGAAGCACTGGTTGAGATTGACGTGCTCAAGGCCAAAGTTGCAGCCCTTGAGGGGGCCTAGGCACCTGCCCTACACTTACACAGTCACCCACTAACCATGTCCGACACCATCTTTACCTGGGCCATCGCCAACCTTGAGCGCGAGACCAGCGACGGCTACGTGTTCACCGTCCACTACACCATCAACGCTGCTGACGGCACCTACACCAGCGGCGCTTACGGCAGCCTCGGTCTCGAGCGTCCTGAAGGCGACATGGTGCCGTTTGCCGACCTGACCGAAGAAATGGTCATCGGCTGGGTCAAGGACAAATTCGGCCCCGAGAAGGTTGCCGAGATCGAAGCCGCCCTGCAGTCCCAACTGGACGAGCAGCACCACCCCAGCAAAGCCAGCGGTATGCCTTGGCAAGCGTCGGTAAGCTGAACCCATGATCGAGCTGATTGCTGCTATCGCAGGAGCCTCTATCAGCGTGGCGGCTATGGGCGCCATGGGGTTCAGTCGTCGCAATGACGAGGCCCGCGAGGCAGTGATCAGGCTTACGGCTGCAGTGGAGCACATCGCAACCCAACTCGAGGTGCTCCATACCGACATCCGCAGCGATCGCCAAGAGACGTTTAAGCGGCTCAATGGCGTCGAGCAGCGGGTGGCTACGCTAGAGGCACGCCCACACCGTTAATCATGGACGCGCAAACCGTCGCCGTTATCGCCATCGTTCTTGCTGCTGGTAGCGAGATCATCGCGCTGACACCGCTTAAGTCAAACAGCTGGATTCAGCTGCTGCTGCAAGCACTCAAATTGATGTTCCCCAAGCGTGGCTAAGGCACCGATCAAACCCAGCGACCTGTTTCGCTACTGGAAAGGGCTGCCGCATCAGCAGGCAGCCATTGTTGCATTAGAAGCTGAGCTATTAAAGGTTGCACCGGATTTGTTTAATAGGGATCAGCCCTGGTTTCAGACATGGAGCCAAGATGGCAAGCTGCATAGCTACGAGGCGGCAGCCAAACTGATCAAAGAGTTTGAAGGCTGCCACCTATCGGCATACCCGGATCCGCTGAGCGGCGACGAGCCCTGGACCATTGGCTATGGCACCACGCGGTACAGCGACGGCCGTAAGGTACAGCGCGGTGACAAGATCACCGTCATTGATGCCGGCAAGCTGCTGGAGCTTGAGATCGAGCGCATTGTCGACAAGCTACGGGCAACTGTTCCGTATTGGAACGCTATGTCAGGTGACAAGCAGTGCGCCCTAATCAGCTTTGCCTACAACCTTGGCTCGGGTTTCTACGGCACCACTGGCTTTGAGACCATCAGCAAGCGGCTAAAGGAAAAGGATTGGAATGCGGTTCCTGGTGCCATGCTGCTGTACCGCAACCCTGGCAGCAGCGTCGAGGCTGGGCTACTGCGTCGCCGGCAAGCAGAAGGCAGGCTATGGGGCGAAAGCGCGCAGGATCTGCCTTACAAGGTAAAACCAACCGATCCGTTCAGCACCAAGTTGTCGGCGCATTTCACCCTAGGCGAATTTGCGCTAGGTGATCCGGCGAGGCGGTTTGTTGCACAGCATCAAGTTGACACCGCAGCCGAGCTGGCCGCATTCTTAGAGCGCGTGCGCACCGCATTTGGCGGCAAGCGCATTACGATCACCAGCGGCTACAGGCCAGCAGCGATCAACCGCGCCGTCGGTGGTGCATCTGGCAGTGAGCATCTGTACGACGCTCCCAATGTGGGCGCTGTGGACTTTTACGTTGATGGCGCTGACATCAATAAAGTCCAGGCATGGGCAGACCGCGAGTGGCCATATAGCGTTGGCTATGGCGCGCCTAAGGGATTTGTGCATCTTGGCATTCGCAAGGGCAAGCCACGCGTGCGCTGGGACTATTAGACTGCCGTGTAAGCCGCTACCAACGGCATGGCGATTACGTCCACACGGGTATCGCCAGAGCTTTTGGAGATACGAATACCTTACAGCAGCACCAAGGAAGAGGCAACCTTTCTCCTGCTATCTGACATCCACTTAGACAACCCAAAATGCAACCGTAAGCTATTGTTGCAGCATTTGGATGAGTGCAAAGCGATTGGCGGCCATGCGTTGATGTTTGGTGACGTGCTTTGCCTGATGCAAGGCAAAAAGGATAGGCGCGGCAGCAAGAGCGATATCAGGCCGGAACATCTCGGCGGCAATTACTTTGACCTGGTGTTTCGCGAGTCGGCGGATTTGCTTAGGCCTTATGGCGACATGATCCTGATGATGGGCGACGGCAACCACGAGACTGCCGTGCTTAGCAATCAGGAGATCGACCCTTTAGAAAATGTGGTTCGGCTGATGCGCAACGATGGCGCCGTCACCGAGCACATGGGTTATCAAGGTTTTGTGCGGTTTGCGTTTAGGCAGTCAGCTGGTCGGACGCGGCGTTGCACGCTATTCTTCCACCACGGCGCATGGGGCGGCATTGTCACCAAAGGCACCATGGGCGGTGGTCGCTATGCACAGATCGCACCTGATGCGGACATCATGGTGAACGGCCATAACCACGAGCGCAGTATGGTGGCGCATCCGTGCTACCGCATCGCGGAGAATGGCAAGGCATGGATTGAGCAGCGCTGGCACTTGCAAACCGGCACATACAAGCAAGAATTTGGCGCTACAGGTGGATGGGCGATTGAGCGGATCGTGATGCCTAAGTCACTTGGCGGCATCTGGTTAACATTGCGACCACGAGAACGCGGCGGTGTTGACATTACATGCAGGCCAACGGTATGAGTCAATACGTCCTTGAGATTGAATACACCATTGTGGTGGAAAGTGACAGTGACGACCCGGAAGCGGTATCAGATGACTTTATTGCGCGGCTCACAGAGCTAGCGCCGTCTAATGATCACATCCTGGGTCTATCGGTCCAGGTGTTACCCATCCCGGAGCTGCGTGGATCACTTGATTGATGGCTCTAACCTCGTTTCAAAACGTAGCGCAAAGCATCAATTTAGACAGCAAATCTTTGAAGCATGGGGCCACGAATGCGCGTACTGTAGCGCACCGGCTGACACGTTAGACCACGTCAAGCCACGACATAAAGGCGGCGCCACAGTTGCTAGTAATCTTGTTCCGGCGTGTCGCAATTGCAACCGCAGGAAGGGTAGCGAGGAATGGCGCGAATGGTTTAATCGTCAAGAGTCATGGACTGTTGATCGCGTGCTAAAGATTCAGGACTGGTTGATTGATTCAACATCTGATGATAGAAGATGACTGCTTGCCAGTCTTGCGCATGATCTTTGCACATCCCATTTAGACAAACGCGCCATACATTGCCGTATCTTTCAATCGTTGGTTCCAAGGGGCGTGCCTGCCAGCGGATTGCTCATCAGCATACGGAGGCGCATGATGCCGCGCTGCTCAATGCTGTGCAATCGTGCCTTGTTAATGCCAGTGGTGCGCTCCAGCTCTGACCAGGTAATTGGCTGGTGGATCATGCGTGCTTTGAGCACTGTTTGCGTTGTCTCATCAAGGTATTTTGCGAAGCATTCCATCACATTTTGTATATCTTGACGGGTTGCAACGTCCTCTTGATTGGATGCAGGATCTGCAATTGTTTCTGCAATAGTGTTGCTTTCAGAGTCTGCAATGTATTGGTCAAGGCTGGTAACGCGGTAGCTTTGCCGCAGCAACATTGACAAGTCCTTGGGGTCCATGTCCAGATGCGCTGCCACCTGACTGGTACTTGGTGCCTGGCCTAACTCATGACCGAGGTCTTGAATGGTGCGGTTGACCTTGTACAACATCTCATGCACACCAATCGGCAGCCTGATGATGGCGTCGTAGCTGATCAGTGCGCGGGTGATGCCCTGGCGGATCCACCAGTAGGCATAGGTCGAGAACTTGTAGCCGCGTGTAGGGTCGAACAGATCCACGGCGCGCGATAGGCCGATATTGCCCTCTTGGATCAGATCCATGAACTCAAGTGTCTTGTTCTGGCGTTTGTCGTATTTGCGGGCAATATGCACCACAAGCTGCAGATTGGACTGAATGAACCGTTGTCGGGCGCGTTCGCCGCTGCGCACCTCGCGCTGTTCATCTTTTGTTAATGGCTTTTCCAGTTGTTGCAGTTCTTTAAGCCTTGCAACCCGCCTGCCAAGTTGTATCTCCTGTTGTGGTGTCAACAACGGATACTTGGCGATACTGTTGAGATAGTCCTTGATAGGGTCAGACATGGTGAATCCGTTGGTTCATACGATAGAAGCACAATTTCACGGCGCTGCCAATGCCAGCATGTTGCGTGAGCTACATCAGCAGCAGGATTGGAACGCTCTGCTGGAATATGCACTGCTGCTGGCAGAGCAAGAGGCCAGCCAGCGATCACAGATCAACTGGCTGGTGCGTGAGGCTATGCGCTCATGCAGCGTCGAGCCGTGGCACCTGGCCGCGGCCGAGGAACTGCTTAGAGGCTGACACAAGCTTGTCGTTGTTGTAGCTGCCGGTAATGGCATAGCTAAGCGCTGGCGCCTGGCTCATGCGGAAGAACACCATCTGGCCAATCTTGAGCCCTGGGTAGATCGGCAATGACTGCAGTTGGCGGGCATTCTTCAACTCAAGCGTTAGTGCGCTGCCGTGCCAACCGGGATCGGCATAGCCGGCGTGTAGGTTCTCGTAGCCTTCACGGGCGCGGCTGGACTTAAGGAAAAACAGGCCAGCGATGTGCTCTGGCATGGCAAACGTCTCCATCGTCTGCGCCAGGATGAATTGCCCTGGCACCAGCTCGTATGGGTGCTCTGCAGTATAATTCTTGATCGACAGCGGAATCATCTGATGGGATTCCACTGACTCCAGCATGATCAGATCACCTAGCCGCAAGTCAAGGCTGGCTGGGTTGATCAGTTCTGGCTGGTGATGCTGCACCATGCCCTGCTCGATCAGGTCATGGATTTCGGTGTCAGATAAGATCATGTCTTAATTGTGGTTTTTTGTTTGGTGTGGCAATGTCGGAAGATGGAACTTCTGTCTCGTGTGACTGAATGGTGTACCAACGGCAATTGCAACTGGTGCATTTACGACGGCGGATGATGCCTTTATCGGTGCTATTGGTAGCAACCACGTAAGTGCGGCAACCGCTGCAGTTAGGGCATTGAATTTGAATTGCGGGCATCTTCTAAATCCTGTGCCATGACGGCTGCGCTACGCAGCATGGTACTGAGCTTGATTGGCCGCATGTTTTTCCAGCAGGCATACCTAATGGCATGACGGAAGCCCATGCTAATGTTGCCGTCGCCTAGTTTGCGAGCAGCTTCGATTTCTTCACGGCTCATGCGGATGTTGACCGTAAGATTGCGGCCTTTATCTAACCGATCAGCCACTGCATGTACCAATTGGCTTTGCGCAATGATTCGGTGCCTTGTTTGTGTTTTTCACGCCAGACGTATTTGAGCACATTGCCTTTGCAGTAACCCCGGAACTCCTCCGGGGTCAGTGCTGCTTGAATAGCGTCGATGCACTCAATGCCGCCTTGTGTGTAGTGCGGTGGGTGGTTGACGAGGTCAGTCATTGGCGCCCTCCAGCTCGGCGGCAAGGGCAAGCAGACGTTGGCGGGTTAGCCGTCGCTCGTGTTGCCGAAAGTGCCCAAGGTCAGGCGCAATGGGAGGCAGATCCGTTTCTGTCGGCACCACCTGATCAGCAGCAGCTCGCAGGGCGGCGGCAATACGTGCGTGAAGCACTGGAGTAGCACGTCCGTATCCTCCACCTCCTTCAACTGCTGCGTTGATAACCGCCTGCGCGGCGGGGGAGAGGTCAGTCATCGAGTTGCTCCAGTGCGCGGCGGATGGTGTCACATACGAGGTTGCCGCCGTGAGACATTCGGAATACGGCTGCAATTCCATCCAACTGCTCAAGCGCCTGCTCCTTCAAGCTCGGCGGCTTGGGACGCATAACCTGCCTCAGGGCATCACCAGACGGTGTGATGGTCAGGTGATTGGTGAACAAAGCATTGGCATCCAACCACTCAGCATCTTTTTCAAGTTGCTGGTTGGCGCCCCATTGGGCGGCTTGGGTAGCAACAAAATAAGTAAATCCGTTTCCGTTTGTATTGCCGGAACAATGCCAGTCAGCTTCCCACTGCTGCACCAACTCTGGTGGTGGAGTGATGGGGTGGGTCATTGCTCAACCTCCTGCTCTAGTTGAGAAGCGATCTTGTCAGCCCACGCCATCAGATCACGAACGCGAACCATTTGGCTGCCATCTTCAGGACCTTCAATGACACGCCAATGGCATGGCGAGGTGTCCCTGATAGCGTTCTCAATGACAGCGCGAATCAGTTGAGCGCTGGTGGCGTGAAATTCTTGAAATTTGGAACTGTAGTCAGTCATTTGTCAATCTCCTGTTCAATCCAACGGACGGCGTTGTAGCCGACTTCGTTCTCACGCATCCAAGCCGCCACTTCGCGGATCGCGACACGACTGCATTCCAAAGCATCGTCCGAAAAATCAACTTGGCTGTTTACCGCATCATTTATTCGCAGGACCAACGAACTCTCAATTTGGGAGGAATTAGGAGATGGCTTGGAGTTTGGCGCCAGCAGGGCCGCGACATGCTGCGCTTGCTCTGGGGTCAGTTGCAGTGGCTCGCTGATTTCGTAGACCTTTGAAGCTGGGCGTCGAGTGCCTTCCAGCTTTTCAATCCGCTGCAGGTGCTGATCGCTCCAGCGTTTCACCTTGTCCACGTCTTCGCCCCATTCCAGCGTGGCCAAACGCATGGTCTCGTACTTGGCTTCCAGCGCTTTCACTCTGTCTACAATGTTGAAAGTACAAGTTTTGTTGCAATAAGCTTCATCTTTTAGCCCAGCCTCAAGCTGTTCAACCCTGGCGCGGAGTTCGAGGATTGCATCCAACCAACGTGCGGCGTCTGTCTGCCACTGCTCGGGCGTTGCTTTGTAGTCAGTCATCCTGCATTAGCTCCATAAGCCTGAGGATGTGCGCAGCAAAGGCAACGTGGGTCATGACAGCATGGGTGCCCGGAGGCACCCTGTAACTGTCACGCCACCACGCATCAAATGCTGCTTTAATGGCGTCTTTATTCATCAGAATGCAGCCTCCTCAGTCTTGGTGCGTGGCAGATATTCAAACCGTTGCACATTTAGCACATGTTTGCTGCGCTTGGTGCCTGACTCCTTATCAGTCCAGTCTTGGCGGCGGATGGCACCTGTAACCATGATGCTGTCGCCTTTTTTGCAGTTGTCGGCAATCATCTCGCCGCCTTTGCCCCAGACCTCTACATCAATGGCATTGTTGATGTAATTGCCATCTTTGTCTTTGCCTTCGCTGATGCCACCACCGAAGTTACAAACACAAGTGCCAGAATCAAAAAACTTAATCTGCGGTTCGCTAATAATACGAACGACGCCGGAAGCATAAAGGCTCATGGGTTAATGGGGGTAATGGAGTTGGATTCTTCAAAGGCCAGTACATCCGCTATCGGATACCTGACCCGCGACTCACCAAGTGGCAAGCCAAACCGTGGGACCGTGTAATAGGAGGGTCCCTGGTTGCGTAGCCGCTGGGATTTGATGGTGCTTGGCTTCAAGCCCCAGCGTGCTGCTAGCTGCTCAGTCGTCAGATACAAGGTCAGCCTCCTTCTCAAGCATCTGCTGCAGCAGCTTGTCGTGCTGCTCTTGCGTCAGGTCGCCATCTTCTAGCCGCTTTGCCATGCGCGGTTGTAGGTCCTCAAGGTCCTGCAGGCTCTTGGCTTTGGCGATAGCGGCAGCACCAGCGGTAAAGGTCTTGCTGGTGTCCTTAGCCTTGACAGCAGGCAGTGCCGGCGCGGCCTCAGTGGTGACAGTTACAGGCTCGGTGGCCTGGTCCATCTCGTCGGTGGTGTAGACGCCGGACATGTCAGCAGGGAAAGCCTTACGCAGCGCCAGTGCCTCGGAGCACTTGGCGATCATCGCGGCGGGCATTTTGGACCACAGCCCTTGGCCGGCGTTGTAGTCCGCAAAGCGGGCAACACCAACGAAGGGGTGCTGGCTGCCTTTGCGCCAGATGGTGGTTTTGGCGGCAGCAGGCGGCTTGCTGCCAAGCCACACGTCAGCCCAGCCGCCCTCTTCGCCACACCATTCGGTATGGCTGCCGTCCAGTTGCCCGGTGCGCTCGGCAATGGCACGGAGGCCATCAATGCCGGCTTGGATGGTCATCTTGCCGCCACGTTTGATGGCGTAGATCTGCTTGCTGAACGGATCTAACCCAGTGCGCTGGCAGGCATACGCAAATAGTCGCAGTTCGTCATTGGTGCAGCCTGGCGCAATGGTGCTGCTGATCAGTTGGACCTGGTCGGGGGTCCAGGTGGTGATTGCTGTTGACATTAGAAGGTCTCAGTTTGGATGGGATTTGTCGCCCACTTAGGCAGGTTGATGGTCTGGATGATCGTGTCGCCGTAACCGGGCCACACGTTGGCGGCATGGCATCCGGCGATCACGTCCAAGCCATTGTCGCGCATGGTCCGCCCTAATGCAAGGGCTTGGCTGTCAAGCTCATACACCGCAACAGCGTGCGGGTAAGTCTTCTCGACTGCGACGAACACGAACCGGTCAGCGCCATGCAAGCCAGCCAGGTAATGCGCCGCTTGGATGTGGTAACCGAAGGTTGCCACGCTGCGGGCGAACGCCTGCGGACTGGCGTCAGTGGTGGTCTTGATGTCCACCACAGTGCTGCCATTAAGCCAATCCGGCCGGCACTTGCACCGCATGCCGGTGGCCGTGTCGTCCCACCAAGACGACTGCTCAGCTTTGCCGTCTTTAAGCAATGCATACGCTGCAGGATGCGCCTGCACTGCAGCGCTCATGCCCATGGCAAGCGCCATGTCTGAGCTAGTGACTACCTCGATGCCTTCGGCTTCCATGGCCGCGGCCTGCTCCTTGCCGGCTTTGGTATTGCGTGGTGCGCAGATGCCGTAGCGTTGCAGCAGCTCCTCTGGCTCGAGAATGGCGCAATGGGCCAGGCTGCCGAGCTTCATTGCAGCGGTCGGTTCAACCGGTTTGCGGTTGGGGTCGACGTACCAGCTCCAGTAGTGGTAAGGCGATTGCATTACCGCCTTCAGGTGACTGGCGCTGACGGCTGGGTCGGCGTGGTACTGCTCGTTGCTGATCATTTCTGCCTCAGTTGTTTGTGGATCAGGGTCTGGGGTCCAAAGCAGTGCAGCAGCTGCGGAAATGCCCGCAGCAGCGTCTGCTGGTTGTTGGGGTCAGCCACTAAGCCTGCATCGGCAAGGCGGGAGATAAACCCGCCGCCGTGCTGCTTAGCGGTCTGGAATGTCCAGTAGTCGTCTGATGTCATGATTAGGCCAGTGCTAGGCGGACGCGGTAGCGGCTGATGTGCATGTGCTCTGCAATGCGGCGCTGCGACCAGCCATAACCACGCAGCCGCTTGGCGCGTTGCTCGGTTGACTCCGTTGCCCACAGCAGCACCAGCAACGGCAGCAGCAACAGGGCAAGGATCAGGGTCAGTGTGGTTGTCATGGTGTTAACGCGGGTGGAATGATGCCGGGATTGGGTGCGGCTCCCGGTTGGCCGCTTGGGTTAGGCAGCGGTGAATCCGCGGTCAAGGAGATTCATGTAAAACTCCCTAGCTTGCTGGACGCTGTAGGAGCCATCGCCACGCCCCATGGTCCCGCCCCATCCTGTGGATGTGAGATGCAGCATGGTGACGTCAACCCACTTTTTGCCAGATTCTGAAACGCGCTGCTGGAATGTGCATCGGGCGGCGGGCTGATGTTGGGTTTCGGCGCGCTCGAGGGTGAAGGTCATGGGTGGAATCCGTTTGGGACCCCCATATCCTACACCATGGTCTGCCGTGGTCAAGCGTGCTCAGTCACAATGCGTAACGCATCCTCAACGCTGCGTGCCACGCCTGCAATGCCGCCGGCAGCCTGCACCGCATCCAGCCATTGCTGCTGCTCGGGACGCAGCCGGCCGGTTGGGGTCTTGACCTCGATGCTGGTAAACACGGCAATGCGCTGGCCGACCATGTCAGGCGTCACGGTGACCGTACGCCAGCCGATCAGGTCAGCGCTGCCCTTGCACAGGCCGAACTGCACCGGGCGGCCGTTGGCGTCCTTAAGCGTGCCGGTGTTATTGCGGAAGACCTTGGTATCGCCGTGGCTGATGGCCAGCCGGATCTCCTGCTGAATGCGCTGCTCGCTCACTCATAACCCATGCCGCTTGGCCAACCTAGCCTGGTAAACGCGCTCTGCCCATCCGCGCTTGTAGCCACGCTGCTGCGCCAGCTTGCGGAGGTCTTCAAGGGACTGGGCTGTGCCCTGCTCGCGTTTGCGCTCGCGTGTGGTCAGCTCCTGTAGCTCACCCTCAACCACCTTTAGCTCCCTGGTCTCCTGCGGCGCGAACACATGGCCGCAGTCTTGGCAGACTTGCGCGGCGCTCATGCAGGTGCTAAAGCATACCGGGCAGACCTTGACCGATGGCGCCTGCTCGCGGTCACGCTTGGCGGCACCGTCCAGCGTCCAGTCGCGGTCCTCTAGATGATGGCCGAGCCTGAGCGTGTTGCCGACGTGGTCCAGCACTACAGCGGTTTTGCCATGGCTAGGTCTCAGGCAGCGGCCGATCATCTGCAGGTGCAGGCCGACTGACTGCGTTGGCCTGAGCAGAATGCATCCCCCGACGCTTGGCACGTCTACGCCTTCACCAATAAGTGAGCACGATGTAAGTACCTTGATCCGACCTGTTCCGAGTGCTATTAACAGGTCGCTGCGCTGGTCAGTGGTCATGGTGCCATCAATGCTGGCGGCAGGGATGCCTTGCGACATGAACAGGGCAGCCACCGCCTCGGCATGCGCCACGCTGCAGCAGAACGCGATCGCGGTCTGGCCTGCTAGATGCTTGCGGTAGTGACTGCAGCAGTCACCCATAATGGTGCCAACACGCTGCTCGGCCTCCTTAGCGTCAAAGTCACCCATCCGCTTGCGCAGGCCGGTGGCATTGAATCCCGGCGGCGCCAGGACACGGGCGCTGGCGAGGTAGCCGTTGTCGGTCAGCCATGCGGCTGATGGGCCTTGCACCATGGTCTGATAGTGGTCACCAAGGCCGCGGCCGTCGCCTCGGCATGGCGTCGCAGTCACGCCCAGGACATGCGCCTGCTGGAAATGCTGCAGCACCGTTGCCCATTGGCCTGCATTGGTGTGGTGCGCCTCATCCACCACCAAGAGCTGAAAGAATCCAGCCGGCAGCTTATGCAGCCTGCGGGCAAGCGTCTGCACGCTGGCAACCTGCACCGCATGGCTAAGGTCCATGCTGCGGTTGGCTTGGATGCGGCCATGACTGACGCCCATAGCCGTGAGGTTGCGGCTGGCTTGGTCGAGCAGCTCAGCGCGATGCACCAGGATGCAGACGCGGTTGCCCTTTTTGGCGGCAGCTTGGGCGATGTAGCTAAAGCACACCGTCTTGCCGCCGCCGGTCGGCAGGACTGCCAGCACCGTGCGCTTGCCGAGCTGGTACTGCAGGCGGATGTCAGTGATGAGTTGCTGTTGGTAGGGGCGAAGGTTCACACCAGCTCTCCCTGCTTGTGCGACTCAACTGACTGCAGGTTTTTAACTGCGCAGTTGAAGTAGCTGGGCTTCAGCTCAAAACCAACGAACCGGCGGCCCATTTGCAGGCTGACGTAGCCCTCGCTGCCGATGCCGGCGAACGGGCTGAGCACCAGATCGCCTGGATTGCTCCATAGCTGCATCCCCCGACGGATCACCTCAAGTTGCAGCGGGCAGATGTGCCGCTCGTCCTCATTGGCACGGGCGCTGCGGTATTGCAGTGTGTCTGATGGGTTGATATCCATCCACACCGGGCTGGCGTAGCGCTGCCAGATGTTGATGCTGTCTTTGATGACGTCGCCAGTCTTGGCTGGTGGGGTCTCGCCAGCAAACTCAGTGAACGGACCAGCGCATGGTTCAGGGTTGTCGCCCAGCTTGCGCACCGTGACCAAATAGTCAGGGATGCCTTGACGGCTCAGGGCAGAGTCCTTGCGGATCTGCTTGTGCAGCAAGCCAATTGCCTTGGTGCGCTGCATTGCGGTGACAGGATCCTTCCAGATGCAGACCTCTGAGTGGAACACAAACCCAGCCGCTTGGAAGATGCGCAGCATGTCGCCGCGAAAGTCCTTCACGCCAATAAAGCCGTCGCGCTCTTTGCTGCTGGGCAGGTTCATGCAGTGAAAGCTGATCAGCCGGCCGGGCATGAGCACGCGATGCAGCTCTTTGGCCAGGTAGACGAAGTGATCAAAGAACTCCTGGTCGTTGCGGCTGTTGCCCATGTCCCGATCGCTGTTGGAATAGGTGTACAGCGACGCGAACGGCGGGCTGAAGATGCTGTAGTGGATGCTGTCTGAGTCGAGTTGCTTGATGCTCTCAACGCAATCGCCCATGTACAGGTCCCAGTTGTCGCCGGTCTTGTGCTCAGTGATGTGCGGCGCAACCTGACGCTGGATCTTTTTGAGTTGTTCCATGGTGGTTTGCTTCATGATGGTGACCATTGACTCAGCCATTGCGATGCTGTCCGCTTCCTTGCGGCGGATGTTTTCGATCACGCGGCCTTCGGCCACGTCGTAGATAATGTGCGCGTTGACCGGGTGCTGCTGCCCAAATCGCCAGCACCGGCGGATGGCTTGATAGAACGCCTCGTAGCTGTGGGACAGGCCAACAAATGCGACGTTGTGGCAGCCCTGGAAGTTGAGACCGAAGCCGAAGATGCTGGGCTTGCTGACAAGTACGCGAATCTTGCCATCTTGAAAGTCGATCGCAGCACGGCGCTTGTGATCATCGCTGTCGCTGCCTGACACCTCAACCGCGCCATTGATCGCAGCGGTGAGCGCTTTGGACTCATCATTGAGATCACACCAGATCAGCCATTGCTCGGTGCTGTTGTTGGCCAGCGCTGCGGCTGCATCAACGCGCATCTGCAGCGATGCCTTGCGGACGTGCCGTTGATCGCTCAGAGTGCGGGCTTCCATGGCGAACAGCGCCATCTGGCCAGCGTCATCCGCCATCGCCTCGCGTGGTGTTTCGACGGTGCAGTCTTGAATGGATAGCTCGGGCAGGATGAAGTTGCCGTCGTCGTAGCCAAGGTCTGACGGCTTGCGGATTGTGACCGCCCAACTGCAGACCCATTCCCAGAACTTGGACTGCGCGTGACCCTTGAGTCGCCACTTACTGGTGTCGCCGCCGTCATGAACGAAGAACACAGCCAGCATCTCGGTCCTGGTCATCACACCGATGAACTCGGCATGATTGCCCAGCTCCATGTGATCGTTGGGCGCCGGTGTGGCCGAGCAGGCCAGCCGGAATGGCGTCTGCGCGAACGACTCGATGATCTGGTTGCGGATCTTGCCGGTGTACGCCTTGAGGATGCTGCTCTCGTCGAGCACCACGCCATCGAAGGCGGTCGGGTCGAAATGGCTGAGCTTCTCGTAGTTGGTGATTGTGATGCCGGGCTTGACCTCGGCCTGGGTTGCAGCGAATGCGCATGAAATGCCGAACTTGCTGCCCTCGCGCACGGTCTGATGGGCCACGGCTAGTGGTGCCAGCACCAGCACGTTGCCGCCAGTGTGCCGATGCACCTGATGCGCCCACTCAAGCTGCATGGCTGTCTTGCCCATGCCGCAGTCGGCCCAGATGCAGAACCTGCCAACGCGGCAGGCCATGGTCACGATGTCCCGCTGAAACGGGAACAGTGGCGCGGTGAATTGGTGCGGATCAAAGCCAGCAGCCGGGCAGGCGGTGGACTTGGAGGCTAGGAAGTCTTTGTAGGTCATAGCTGCCGTGTGGCCTTGCAAGCGTAGCAGCCCCGGCTACAGTGTGCAAGCACCAAGCCGCCGCAGATGCCTTTAGCCAATCCAACGCCAGTACGCCTGACCGAAGATCTGTTGCAATGGCTGGATTCTTGGCGTGGTGACGCCATGTCCCGTGGCACCGCCATCCGACTATTGCTGCAGCAGGCCATGGACCTACATGGCCGCGGCCTGCTGCCCGCTACCGGGCGTCGTGAACCATGAGCATTCTCGACGCAGCGCGTGGCAGGTGGCCGGACCTGTTGCAGCAGCTCGCTGGCTTGACCGCCGAGCAGCTCACCGATAAGCATCAGCCGTGCCCGCTTTGTGGTGGCCGCGACCGTTACCGCTTTGATGACCAAGACGGCTCCGGCTCCTGGTTCTGCAACAAGTGCGGCGGCAAAGCCTGCACCGGCGGTGGCGGCAATGGCATGGACATGCTGATGCGCAAAACAGGGTTGAGCTTTGCCGAAGCAGCGCAGCGAGTTGAGGCGCACCTTGGCCTAGCCAAGCCAATACCAGCGCCGCCGTTAAAAGGTTGGGATGCGCATTGGCGGTACACCGAGACCTTTTATGTGTTGCGCCGCAACCTGCCAGATGGCGAGAAAGAAATCCGCCCGCTTTGGTTTGATGGCGATACCTGGCGCCGTAAGGCACCACCATCACCGCGTCCGTTGTACTGGGCACGTCGTGATGCCAGTCTGCCGCTGCTGATTGTTGAAGGCGAAAAGACCGCTGATGCAGCAGCTGCATTGTTTCCCGGCCATGCCGTACTGACATGGGCATCAGGTTGTCAAGCCATTGACAAGGCCGACTGGTCCCCTATCGCTGGTCGCCGTTGCGTGCTGTGGCCAGATGCCGATATGCCAGGCCGTGAAGCCATGGCCAAGTTGGCACCACGGCTATTGCGGGCCGGCGCAACCCAAGTGCGGATTGTGCATCCGCCAGAAGGCGTGCCCGAAGGGTGGGACCTAGCTGATGCGGATTGGTCGCCAGCCCAGGCCGCAGCGCATCTGATGCGGCATCGCTCGGCACCGATTGAGTTGCCAGAGCCGGTTGCTGAGCCTGAGCTGGCGCCCGTTGTCGAACCAGAACCCATACCGCAGGCTGATAGCTGTTTTACCTGCCTTGGCTTTGACAATGATTCCTTCTACTACCAGCCGCACAGCACCGGGCAAGTGACCCGCCTGTCACGTAGCAGCCATACCGGAACCAATCTGGTGTCACTGGCGCCTCTTGGTTACTGGGAGACCCTGTATCCATCCAAGACTGGCGTTAACTGGACTGCAGCAGCAAGCAGCTTGTTCGAGCGTCAAGCCGCTGTTGGTGTCTACAGCCCAGACCGCATCCGTGGCCGCGGCGCATGGTGGGACAAGCGTGTCAGTGTACTGCACCTCGGTGATCGCCTGGTCGTTGACGGTGACTCGCGTGATGTCAGCGCTGGCGTTGATGGCAGCCCATACCTCTATCAGCGTCTTGCACGACTCCGTGGTCCAGCAAATGCAAAACCCTTAGCCGACGACGAAGCCTTTGTCCTGGCCGAACTGGCCGAACGCTTCCACTGGGAAGTGCCAGCATCTGGCCTACTGCTAGCCGGTTGGGCAGCATTGGCACCCATCTGTGGTGCTCTTGACTGGCGTCCGCATGCCTGGCTTACCGCAGGTGCGGGCTCCGGCAAGTCCGCCATCCTTGACCGATACATCTCACCACTGTTAGGTGACATGGGCTTAGTGGTGGCTGGTAACACCACAGAACCAGGCATCCGGCAAGCATTGCGAGCTGACGCTCTGCCGGTGGTCTTCGACGAAGCCGAGTCCAACGAACGCACCGACCAGCAGCGAATGCAGGCCATTCTCGGCCTAGCGCGAGTTGCCAGCTCGGAGTCCAAGGCCCACACCCTTAAGGGCAGCCCCGAAGGCGACACGCAGCGCTACACCATCAGGTCGATGTTTTTGATGTCATCGATTGCAACCGCCCTCAAGCAAGGCGCCGATAAATCACGCTTTGCTCAGCTCACTTTGCGCAATCCCAATGAGCTACCAAAAGCTGAGCGTATCGCCCATTGGGAAGCCTTAGACCGGGATCTTGACAAGCATGTATCTGAAGCAACTGGGCAACGATTGCAGGCACGGACCATTGCACTGATACCCATAATCCGTGCCAGTGTGCGCATCTTTACCCGTGCAGCCGCTGAGGTATTTGATAGCCAGCGCCTTGGTGATCAATATGGCACGCTTTTAGCAGGCGCGTGGTCCCTGCAGTCCAGTGAGGTTGTCACCCGAGAGCAGGCTTGGCAACTAATTGAACAGAACAACTGGGAACCTTACTCCCAGTCAATTGAAATACCAGACGAAAAGCGCTGTCTGCAACGCATCTTGCAGCATCAAATACGAGTCGAGGGAGATAAAACAGTAACCCGAACCATTGGCGAACTTGTCGATCTTGCGCTGCATTATGGCAATGACATGGCTGTAACAAACGAGTTGGCAGTGGCCACCCTTGGACGCAACGGCATCAAGGCTGAGCAAGGCGCAATCTGTGTGTCCAACACCGCTAACGCCATCGCAAGCATCCTTTCTGACACGCCATGGAGTAACTGTTGGCCAACCGTGCTGGCCCGCTTGCCAGGCGCCGAGAAGGTCGGCGTTATTTGGTTCAAGGGTTCAGGCGGTAACAGTCGAGCCACCAAAATTCCGCTTGAGACGGCCTAACCGTTCGGAGGCGTTCGGCCGAAATCCCTTGCAAGCACTGGAAACTAACGCTCCTAACGGTCCTAACGCTTTTTCAGAAGAGCCCCCCTTTAAGAGAGAAGGTGTAAGTGTGTGAGTGGGTGGGATGCTGCCTCTTGTATGTATGTATCTCTTTTAGTGTTAGGAGTGTTAGGTTAGGGCTTGATCCCAGTGGTGGCGGGCGATTTGCGCCGAACGCCCACCGTTAGGCGACCGTTAGGACCGTTAGGCCCCCATTGCAAACTGTCAACAGGGGCTTACCAGGGCGGCATACATGGGTTAGTGTTGGATGCGCTAACCGCGTCAGATGGATCTGATCAACATCTCAGCCAAGCAACAACCCGTGATCAACCGGCTCCATGACGTCATGGAGCATGCGCTTGCCTACGCCGCTGCCATCCGCGACAATGCACAAGATGACCAGCAGCCCATCCCGGCTGAACTGGTTTCATCCTTTGAAGCTGACTATCACAAGCTCGTTTCAATCCTCACAGAAGCTGCCACATGAAACTGATCACCACGCAAGCTGATCTCAGCCATGCGCTCCGCACTATTGCCCCAGCCATCAGCACCAGCAACAGCCACCCGATCCTGAGCTGCTGCCTGATTGCTGCTGACGCTGGTGTCATGACCGTGACCGGCTTCAACCTGGAACTCGGCATCACGGTGTCCGTACCGGCAGCCGTGGACACACCCGGCACCGTGGCGCTGCCGTATCGGCTACTGGCAGGGCTCGTGAGCCGCATGGACGATGGCGAGCCAGTGACGCTGTCAGACGGCGCTGTGAGCGCCTCCAGCGGCTCTTACGGGCTTGCCGTGCAGGATGCAGCCGATTACCCCGCCATGCCCGTTGTGGAGGCTCCTAGCGCCGAGCTGGACCTGACCGCTGGCGTGCGTGCCTGCATGGCAGCGGTCAGCACCGACAGCAGCAAGCAGATTCTCCAAGGCATCCACATGGCAGCCGGCTTCATGGAGGCCACCGACGGCCACCGCATGATGCGCGTGCCCGTACCGCTGCCGGACGGCATTGATCTGGTGCTACCAGCCAGCACCATGAAGCTGCTGCAGGACCGGACGGTCACGGTGGCTGCAACAACCGGCCAAGCGGTCATCGATGCAGGTGATGGCATCACCATCTACAGCCGCATCCTGGATGGCAAATACCCAGAGGTGGCAGCGTTGGTGCCCACCAGCTTTGAGCACACCATCACCCTGGACCGGCACCGGTTCATTCGATGCCTAGAACGCGTCGCGTTGATCGCAGAAGCGCATAACTCTGTGGTTAAAATCACCGCCGTTGCTGGCAAGGTCGCTATCACCGCCGAGGCCGATGCCAACAATGGCCGCGAGACGCTTGCCATCGATGGTGACGCCATTGGCACCTGGGCGTTCAACGTGCACTACCTACTTGATGGCCTAAAAGCCATGCGGCAGGCAGAGACTGTTACACTGTCGGCCAACAGCGCAACGACGCCGGTCGTGCTAAGGCCGACTAGCATGACAGAGCAGACCTATCTCATCATGCCAATCCAAATCCGGGAGTAATACAATGGCGCGCAAGTGCAACAATACAGAGTCAGAACAGCGCACAAATGCTGTCTATAACTTGCTCTTGCGCGCTCATAGTAGAAAGCAAATCATTCAGTTTGCCGCAGAAAACTGGGGGATAGGTGATCGTCAAGTTGATTCTTATATTGCCCGCGCTCGTGAGCTTTTGTCTGCTGATGCCAAGATGGAACGCTCTCAGTGGCTTGAGGCTGCGGTTGCACGAGCAATGGAATACGAGCGCCGCGCTGCCGAGAAGGATCAGCTCAACACTGCGCTGATTGCACTGGACAAGCAAGCCCGTCTTCTGCGGTTTGAGATGTCATGAGCCTGCTAACAGGCATCTGCGAACCAGTGCCGCTGCTTGCGTTCATGCAGCAGCAGACGCCAGAGGATACGGGTGATCTAGTTGCCCGCATCCGTGCTGACCTGCACCCTGGACAGCTTGCGTTTGTGGATGACACCGCTACGCAGATCCTTGGCATTAGCGCGGGCTACGGCGCAGGCAAGACACGGGCGCTATGCGCCAAGGCTGTGATGCTGGCGGCCGTCAATCAGGGGTTCATCGGTTGCGTGATGGAGCCGACCGGACCGCTGATTCGGGATATTTGGCAAACGGACTTCGAGGCGTTCCTTGAGGCGTACGACATCCCGTACACGTTTAGGGCGTCGCCGTTACCGGAGTACATGCTGCATTTGCCAGGCGGTGACACCAAGATCCTGTGCCGCAGCTTTGAAAACTGGAGCCGCATCATTGGCTTGAACCTTGCATGGGTGCTGGCCGACGAGATCGACACCGTGACGCCCAGCATTGCGAATAAGGCATTCCCGAAGATCCTCGGCCGTTTGCGGTCCGGCAATGTCCGGCAATTTGCAGCAGCGTCCACACCGGAAGGGTTCCGGTGGATGTGGAACACATTTGGCAGCGACGAGGCCAAGCAGCGGCCAGACCGGCAGCTGATCAAGATGCGCACGGCGGACAACCCGCATTTGCCGCCGGACTTCATTGAGCGGCTAGAAGCCAACTACGACCCAAGCCTGCTGCGGGCGTACCTAGATGGCGAGTTCGTCAACCTGACAACTGGGCAGGTGTATGACCGCTTTGATCGGGCAAAGCATGTCACAGCCACAGTGCCGGACATCACCCGCGAGCCGATCCGCGTTGGTATTGACTTCAACGTGGGCAACATGTCTGCGGTGATCGCCGTCCGGCTGAACAATGGCCTACTGGTGATTGACGAGATCGCCGGTGCGCATGACACCGATGCACTAGCACAAGAGATCCGTCGCCGGCATCCGCAGCAGCAAATCTACGTTTATCCCGATGCCAGCGGTGGCAGCCGCAGCACCAATGCAAGCCAGACCGACATCCAAATACTGGAGTCCTATGGCATGTCGAACCAGTCACCACGGAGCAACCCGCCGGTGCGTGAACGGGTAGCAGCCGTGCAAGCGCTGCTGGAGAACGGTAAAGGGCAAGTGCGGCTGCAGGTGGCGCAGGGCTGCAAACGCGTGATCGAGTGCTTGGAGCTGCAGTGCTACAGCGACAAGGGCGAACCGGACAAGGACGCTGGCTTTGATCACATGAACGATGCGCTCGGGTACCTGGTATGGCGTGAGTTCAACCCGTTGCACGCTGGCGCTGGCCGCGGCACTGGAGTCAGGCTCTACTAAGGTTGACCACGGCGGCGGACAGTGGTATCTTTTGCTCACGGCCCGCGGGCCGCCCTTCTACCATCCCAACCATGACTACCAATCCCTGGCTCAATCGCTTCGCAGCTCTGGCGCTGTTGTTCATGATGTACGCCGTCGGCATCAGCGTTGGCCGTGACCAGGCCGCCAAGGCGCATCACAACCAGCCGGCTTGCCATCAACGCGTAAACTAACAACATTGTCAGCAGCTAACGGTCGTGTATACCGGCTTTAATGCATACGACCGGCCGCTAGCACAGCGCACCGTATCTAGGGTTAATGACCCCAACACCGCTTGGTATGCGCAAGAGCCGCATTGGATCCTGATTGAGGACCTACTGCAGGGCACCTACGGCATGCGCAAGAAGCATCGCCGTTACCTGCCGCAAGAACCACGCGAGCTAGACGAGTCCTACGACAACCGCTTAGCCCGTAGCGTTTGCCCGCCGTATTACATCCGCCTAGAGCGCATGCTGGCTGGCATGCTCACGCGCAAACCAGTCAGGCTAGATGACACTGCTGACGTCATCCGCGAGCAACTGTTTGACGTAGACCTGCAAGGTAATGACCTTAATGTCTGGACTTATGAAACAACCCGCAAAATGGTCCGTTATGGCCACGTTGGTACATTGGTGGATGCACCAGCTAATGGAGGTCGACCCTACTGGGTGACATACACGCCTAGGCAGATCCTTGGCTGGCGCACCGAAACGCAAGAAGGCCGGCAGGTGCTGACGCAACTGCGGCTAGCGGAAGTGGTCACCGTCCCTGATGGCGAGTTTGGCGAAAAGGCAGTCGAGCAGGTGCGAGTCCTAACGCCTGGCGAATATCGCATCCACCGCAAGCAGGACAGTGGTGAGTTCACCGTCGTCGATGAAGGCCGAACCAGCCTTAGCCAAATCCCGTTCAGCATTGCCTATGCGCAGCGGCATGGCTTTATGGAGTCACGCCCACCGCTTGAGGACATCGCAGAACTGAACCTCAAAACCTACCAAGTGCAGTCGGACCTCGATAACCAGCTGCATATCTCAGCGGTGCCAATGCTGGCGTTTTACGGGTTTCCGTCAGCAGCAGAAGAGGTATCAGCCGGACCTGGTGAGGCAATCGCATTTCCGGCCGAAGGTCGCGCCGAGTACATCGAACCAGCAGGCCGCAGCTTCGAGGCGCAGTTCCGCCGGCTCGAGCAGCTTGCGCTGCAGATCAACGAGCTTGGGCTGTCGGCAGTGCTAGGCCAGAAGCTGAGCGCCGAGACCGCCGAGGCAAAACGCATTGACCGCAGCCAAGGCGACAGCACCATGATGGTGATCGCGCAAAACATGCAGGACATGATTGACAACTGCCTGCAGTGGCACGCCACCTACCTGGGCAATGCCACCGCAGCCGGTAGCGCTTACGTCAACCGTGACTTCCTTGGTGCACGCCTTGAGCCGCAGGACATCCAATCACTGCTGTCGCTGTACACCGCCGGCACCATCAGTCAAGAAACCCTGTTGCGTGAGCTTGCCGAAGGCGACGTACTGGGCGATAACTTTGATGTAGACGAGGAACTGGAGGCCACATCCAATGCGGGGCTTGATCTACCGTCTTCTCGACAAGCTGACAGACTGGCTAGTGGACCTAATGATATGGATGGAGCCGAAGAAGCCCAGGAAACAGGAACTTGATTACACCGTATGCGATTTGCCTGATGAGGTGTTAGCCGTCATCCGGCTGACATGGTACAAAGACGGCAAAGCCGATGAAGTAGACGAGTTGCGCATCATGAAAGACGGTCAGAACGGTTACGACGCCTTTGCCGCTGCCGTACAGGGTGCATTAAACCGTGGCGCCAATGTAAGTATCAGGTCGCAATATCGCCCTGAGCAACTTGGTGTCATCTAATGGCCACACCAGAAGCGCTATACCGCAATGCCATTGATCTAAACAGGTTCAGCAATAGCGTTGCGCGGCGCATCATCAATGCTTACAACGACATCATTATCGATGCAGTTAATCAACTGCGCACCATTGACGAGTTGGCCGCACCGGTCAAGGCTGCCAGATTGCGGGCGATTTTGGCGCAACTGAAAGACAGCCTCGGCACTTGGGCAGGTGATGCAACGGAGCTTACGGCAACAGAATTGCAGGGCATCGCGCAGTTGCAATCTGAGTTCGTGACCGAGCAGTTACGGCGTGCATTACCTGCTGGCGCTCGTGATGCAGTGCGCACTGTTGAGATCAGCCCGCAGTTTGCGCAGTCGGTGGTCACGACCGACCCAACGCAGCTCAACGTGGTGGCGCTGTCGGATGACCTGTTCGCAGCAGTACAGGGCGCACCGGCTACGTTCAGCCTGACTGCTGCTCAGGGTGCCACCATTACCTTGCCCAATGGTGAAGTGGTCAGCAAAGCGTTTCGTGGCATCGCCGTCGATCAGGCCGAACGGTTCTCGCAGGTGGTGCGGCAAGGATTGCTAACTGGTGAACCGACGCCTGACATTGCTAAGCGCTTAATTGGCAGCCTGCAGTTTGGCGAGGAGGCTAAGACCGCTAAGCAACTTGTCGCAGCAGGTGGGCAGGCAACAGCCGTAGCCGACAACCAGGTCATCACGTTAGTCCGCACCAGCATCAATCAGGTTGCCAATACCGCTAGTCAGCAGGTATACGAGGCAAACCAGGACATCACACCGCGCTACAGGTACGTCGCCACGCTCGACACCCGGACGAGCGCGATCTGTCGGGCATTAGATGGCCAAGAGTTTCCATACGGCAAAGGACCGACACCGCCGCAGCATTTCAATTGCCGTAGCACCACCGTGCCGGTGATCGACTACAAAGAGCTGGGGTTTACGCCACCGCCAGCGGGTACACGTTCTAGCGCCGATGGGCAAGTGCCGGCCAACACCACGTACGGCAAATGGCTGTACGACAAGATGCCAGGCGAATCTAAAGCAGATGTGCTAGCCCGTCAGCAGCAGGCGCTAGGTAGCAAGGCTCCCTACTTTCGCAGGCTGGCGGATAAACATGGTCCTGATGCTGCCATTGCCAAGCTGGTCCGCGACGATGGGTCAGAGCTAACCTTAGATCAGTTGCGGGCTCGATACGGTGCCATTAAAGAAAGGTAGCTCTCAAAAGACCATCTCGGCCAATATCAAGGCTGAGATGAAGTCTGGCAAACCGCAAAAGCAAGCTATTGCTATCGCCCTGTCCAAGGCTGGCAAATCCCGTAAACCTAAAGGTAAAAAGTAATGGCCAAGAAACCTGGGCTTTACGCCAACATCCACGCCAAGCGCGAGCGGATTGAGGCTGGCAGCAAAGAGCGAATGGCACGCAAGGGTGAAAAAGGTCGCCCCAGTGCTGCTGCATTTAAGGCTGCAGCCAAGACCGCTAAGAAACCCAAGAAATGATCACCTACCGCGGCGAGCAGTTTGAGGGTTACAACAAACCCAAGCGGACGCCAAACCATCCGACCAAATCGCATGCGGTGCTAGCCAAAGAAGGCGAGACCGTCAAGCTAATCCGGTTCGGGCAGCAAGGCGTCAGCGGCAGCCCACCGCGCAAAGATGAATCAGATGCAGACAAGGCCAGGCGGGCATCCTTCAAGGCAAGGCACGCCAGTAACATTGCTCGCGGGAAGATGTCCCCGGCATTCTGGGCGGACAAGGTGAAGTGGTAGCCGCCTCCTGCCGGTGAATCCAGTCCTTTAGCTCAGCGACGTACCACCGCAGGTCTTGCGCTTTGGCTGCATGCCAGCCGTTGCCGGTGCTGCGGTACAGGTGCTCATGGCGGTCCACTGCATCAAGGCACTGCTTGATAAGCGGATTCCATGGCTCACGGGTTGGTGTGTCCCATTCACGCTTTGACACGATCACCACGCGCCATTACGATGGCAGCGTAATTAAGCCTGCGGCTTATCCATGTCTGATGAAACACAAACCCAGGAGCCTGCGGCTACCGGGGGTGACAATACCGACGCACTGCAACGCAGCGTGGAGGCATTAGAGCGCAAAAACAAAGAGCTGATTGCAGAATTGCGCGCTGCCAAAAAGGCGCCAGCGTTGCCTGATGGGGTTGATGTCAATGAGCTATTGGAGTTCAAGCGCAACCACGAACAGCAGCAGCTTGAGTCGCAAGGCAAGTATCAAGAGGCGCGACAGGCTTTGGAGCAGCAGTTCCGTGAGGCGACGACGGAAAAGGACCAGCGCATTGCCGCACTGGAAAGCCGCGTCCGTGAGCTGGAGCTGGTCACGCCAGCAGTGACAGCACTGGCTGACATCGTGCACGATCCTGACCTGGTACTCAAGACCAAACTCAGCGCCGATCAGATCGAGCGTGACCCTGACGGCACTGTGATAGTGGTCGATGGCTACCAGCGCACGCCCGTTAGCGAGTGGGCTAAGACCCTGCCGGCATGGATGCAGAAGCAACCCAAGCCGCAGGGCAGTGGCGCACCGTCAGCCGGCGCTAGCACTGGCGGCATTCCGGCCGGCATGAGCAACCCATTTAACCGTGATAGCTTCAACCTGACCGAGCAAGCACGGCTGTTCCGCACGGACCGTGATTTGTACGATCGGATGAAGGCGGCGGCCAACCGTTAAGCTATTCGCAACCGGCTGCGCTGGTGCTTTGGGCTGCGCCCACACCGTAAACCATTCCCCCGAGATGAATCATGGCGACTCTTCGCTCTGACATCATCATCCCAGAGGTTTTTACGCCTTACGTCATCGAGCAAACCACGCAGCGTGATGCCTTCCTGGCTAGCGGTGTGGTCCAGCCCATGGCGGAGCTGAATGCTACTGAGGGTGGTGATTTTATCAACGTCCCCTTCTGGAAAGCCAACCTGACCGGTGATTTCGAGGTGCTGACCGATAGCACTTCGCTGACACCCGGCAAGATCACTGCCGACAAGCAAGTCGGCGTCATCCTGCACCGCGGCCGTGCATTTGAGTCACGGGATCTCGCAGCCCTTGCGGCCGGCGCTGACCCCATGGCTGCTATCGGCGCCAAAATTGCTGATTACGTTGCCAACCAGCGCCAAAAGGACCTTTTGTCCTGCCTCGGCGGTGTGTTCGGCAGCCTGGGTTCTACCTCCAGTTCTGCTGCTTTCTTTGGCCTGACCATTGACGGCGAGTCTGGCGATACCCCCACCACACTGAGCCCTCGTCACGTTGCCGAAGCCCGCAGCCTGCTGGGCGATCAAGGCGACAAGCTGGCCGCTGTTGCCATGCACTCCAAGGTCTATTACGACCTGGTTGAGCGTAAGGCGATCGACTATGTGACCGAGACAGATGCACGTCTGACCTCTGGCGTCACTGACTTTGTCGGCGGCAGCATTGCTGGCGCTTATGGACCCGTTAGCGTGCCGACCTACATGGGTCTGCGCGTGATCGTGTCTGACGATGTGCAGACCGACGGCAGCGGCAGCTCGACCGAGTACGCCACCTACTTCTTTACCCAGGGTGCTGTTGCCTCCGGCGAACAGCTGGCAATGCAGACCGAAACCGACCGTGACATCCTCGCCAAGAGCGATGCCATGTCGATCGACCTGCACTACTGCTACCACCCTGTTGGTGCCAAGTGGGGCGTGACCACCGCCAACCCGACCCGCGCTCAACTGGAAACGGTTGGCAACTGGTCGAGGGTGTACGAGCTGAAGAACCTCGGCATCGTGCGTGCCACCAACACCTCCAACTTCGATTGAGGTAACTAACCATGGCACAACCTTCCCAGTTTGAACTGTCCACAGAGCAGTACATCGTTGCTGACCACTACTTCGCCTCTTCGGTGGCTGATATTCAGTTCTTCACCGCTCCGGTGAAGTGCCAAGTGGTCACCATCCGCGAGGTGCATGCCACCGCCGGCAGTGACGGCTCTGCTGTTTCTGGCACGATCCGTCGTTGCCAAGGCACCGAGGCTGCCACCGCTGGTGATGACCTGCTCGGTTCCACCAAGATCGACTTCAAGGGCACTGCTCTGACTGAGCAAACCCCTGCCCTGACCAGCACCACCGCCAACCTGACCCTGGAGGCTGGCGACCGCCTGTCTCTGGACGTCACCGGCACCACCACCGCCCTGGCTGGCGTGATCATCACCGTGCTGCTTAAGCGCATCTGATGGGGCTGTTCGCTTTCCGGCGACTGCGTGAAAAGGAGGCTGCCTCTACGGAGGCGGCCTCTCTTTCTATGCCAGAGCCTAAACTAGATATACCGGAGCCTGACGATGCCAATAGCAATCGTGGCCACGCCAGGCGCGGCCGACGCAAACAGTTACCTGACGCTGGCAGCAGCGCAAGCGATCATTGATGGGTTTGTGCAAGATGCTGATGTAACGGCATGGGCATCAGCTACAACTGACCAAAAGAACCGAGCGCTGTTTACAGCAACGCAACGACTAGACCGCGAGCGGTACCTTGGCGCACGGGCGACCGATACGCAGGCATTGCAGTGGCCGCGTACAGGCGTGCGCAAGCCTGATACCTATATCAACACCTACGCAGTTGGGTTCCCGTTCCGCATCACGACGGACTATTTTACCGATACCGAGATCCCGACGCAAATTCAGTATGCGCAGGTTGTACTGGCAACGTACCTGAACAACAACCCAGACGGGCTTGGCCTGAGTGGACTGGAAGATTACAAGAATGTGAAGATCGGCAGCATTGACGTGACGCCCAACCTTGGCTACGGCGCCGTTGGTGCTGACAAGGTGCCGCCAATTATGGAGCGATACCTGACAGGGCTTAGAATCAGTGGACCGGGCAATTTCTCCATCCGCAGGAGCTAACCATGGACGAATACAGCATTGGCTTTGAGTACATCACCGATACGGCAGCTCATACCGGCAGGTTTTATAAACTCTATGCCGTTGCCGATGCTGTGATCAGCACGGCTACGGTGCAGAACGCAACCGGCAACGCTTTTACGTCGGTCCCCCTTGGCAAGGGCGATTTTATTGACGGCGTCTTTACCAGCGTGACACTTGCAAGCGGCAAAGTCGTCGCCTACCGGATCTGATGGCACTTGCTAGTCCGCTACGGAAGGTTGCCAGCAAACTGATGGCAAAGTTTGGCGGTGTTGCAACGATCCGCAGCGTAACGGTTGGCGCGTATAACACGACAACAGGTGCAGCGACTGAGACAACCACAGACACCACAGTGCGTGGCGTGTTGGAGGATGTCAACCTGCGTCAGGCTAATGATCTTATTCAAGCAGGTGATAAGCGGTTGATGATTGCAGCGGCTGACTTGGCAAGTGCACCGACGACAACCGACCGCGTCATCATCAACAACCGCAATCTGCAGATCATCAATGTGCGCACCATCGAGCAGGACAACACGGCCATCACCTACGAACTGATCCTAAGAGACTGATGGCACGTACCATCCGCATTGCAGACATTGGCGACTACGCCAGCCAGCAGTATGAAAAGCTGCTACGCGTTGCAGTGCTGGAAACCGACAGCCGCCTTAAACTGGCCAGTCCTGTTGATACCGGCAGGTTCCGTGTTAGCTGGCAGGTTGGCGAAAATGCGGCACCAGGCGGACAGGCGCCAGAAGGCAGTTACACGTCCACGCCACCAATCGACCGAATTGGTTACGGCCAAGAGAAGGTAGGCAACATCTACTCAGTCCATAACAATTTGCCATATGCTGAACCGCTAGCCAATGGCAGTAGCAAGAAGGCACCAGCAGGCTGGGTCCAAGGCATCGCCAAGGACATCCAAGGGTTTGTCCGCGTCAACGCAGACCGCATCGGCAGAGAATCATGAGCAGCACCTACAACGACGTCCGCGCTGCCATTGAAGGCCGCATCGCCACCGAGATGGCCATTGCACCGGCATACCCGGTCAGCTACCAAAACGTTCCATTTAGCCCGCCCAATAACACGCCATGGCTGCAAGCGTTCATTCGCTTTGGCGACAATGCTTACGCAACCTTGCGGCCAATCGGCAGCGCTGGCTTTAACCGGCAAAACGGCACGCTTGTGGTAAATGTGTTCACGCCTGTCGGTGCTGGCGCTGGTGCAAACTTCACCATTGCAGAGCGTGTCAAGGACCTGTTTGACCGGGCAAAATTCAGCAGCATTATCTTTGACGCCGCATCCGGGCCGTCGCAAGTAACGCCAGCATCACCTGAGCCGTACTTTCAAACGCAGCTTGTGATGACCTTTGAAGCGTATGTAGACTGACGGTAGCCAACTACCGTCCATAACATGGCTGTTACAGTTTTGTCCGGTACGTCCGGCGCGCTTTACTACAAACCCGCCGGCACTAACGGAAACTTTAACGAAACTGCCGTCAACACTGGTGCGGATATTATCACCGTTCAGACCTACCTAAACTTCAAGGTTGGCGACCCTGTCAAGTTTCGGGTAATCAATAGCCAAACCGGTGGCGCTGGCTCTGGCACCCTGCCTGCACCGATTTCGTCTGCTACCACCTATTACGTTCTCAGTTATACCGCCAGCACGGGCGCGCTGACAGTCTCGACAAGCGCTGGTGGCACTATCCTGCCTATCACCGATGACGGCACTTTGGCGTCACCGAACGAGTTTGAGGTGTATTACGCCGATTATGCAGCCGTTGGTCAGGTGCAGTCTTGGTCCTTTGAGATCAACCGTGCCGAAATTGACGTCACTACCATTGGCCAAACCGCTGGTCAGTACGTCCCCTTCCGGGACTATATCCCTGGCTTTGCAGATGGCAGCGGCACCGCTACCGTCTATGTGACCAATGAGGACGCTGCACTGTCCAACCGCATGGTGGAAGACGTGCTGCAACGTCAGCAGGTCGGTTGCGCATTCAAGCTTTACACCGACCTGCAGGCAACCGAGACCCTCAGCCGCAGTATCAGCATGGACGCGGTGCTGCTTACTGCTAGCCTCAATATCAACCCAGACGATGCGCAACAGGTGGAAATCACATTCCGCCCAACCGGTGCGCCATCGTTTGACTTCAGCACGAGCGCCTGATGTCTACTGCACTTGCACGCCTGAAAAAGGCAGCTAATCTAACGCCCTCCAAGCGGACTGTCATTCTTAACGATGGCACCGAGTTTGAGTTTTACGCGACGCCGCTAACCATGGCCGAACGTGAACGGGCGCAGAAGATGCCTGGTGGTGATGAGACCAATGGCTTTGCTCTGAACTTGCTTGTTACCAAAGCAATGGATGACGCAGGCCAGCGGTTGTTCCAAGCAGGACAAATTGACGAGCTAAAGAACGAAGCACTCGATAGCGACTTGCAAGCCATGATGCTTGCAATCATTACCGACCCGGAGGCTACCGAAGAGGTGGACATGAAAAGCTCTAAAGGCAGAGCTAAGGCGCGATAACCTGCTAATGCTGCAACTGGGTGTAGCCAAGGAATTGGGCTACACCTTGACACGGCTGAAGTCAGAGCTGACCATAGAGGAACTGCTTCTATGGTCAGCTTATTTTGACCTGCTCAATGAAGACCAAGAACGTAGAATGAAGCAACACCGACGGTAGGCCGTGTCTGTCGTAGCAAACGTTGCTATTAACGTTGACAGCCGCGCTGCCGTCTCGAAGCTGCGTGATGTTCAGTCGCAAGCCGGCGCAACGCAACGTGCATTTGATGGCCTTGGCGCTGCTGTTGGCAAGTTAGCGATTGCATTTGCTGGCATACAGGCGGTTAAGTTTATTTTTGCTAAGACTGCAGAACTAGAAAGTCAAACTCGCAGCTTGCAGGTATTAACCGGCAGCGCAGAAAAAGCTAAGCAGATTATTCAAGAACTGCAGCAGCTTGGCGCGGTAACACCGTTTACCAGCACTGAACTGATTGATGCAGCAAAACGGCTGCAGGCATTTGGCGTTGAGGCGAATAATGTCGTCGAGACCACCAAGAGACTGGCAGATGTAAGTGGTGCCACCGGCGCTGAATTGCAAGGTCTGGTAACTGCCTACGGCCAAGTGCAGGCCAAGGGCAGGTTGCAAGGTGAAGAACTGCTGCAGTTCCAAGAGCGTGGCGTAGCGCTGCAGGCAGAACTGCGCAAAATGTATAGCCTGTCTGGAGATGAGTTCCAGAAGGCACTAGAAAAAGGCCGCATTAGCGCCAAGGCTGTTGAAGTAGCAATTCAGAACCTAACTAGTGCCGGTGGCAAATATGCCAATGGTGCTATTGCGCAGAGTGATACCCTTAACGGCAAACTGTCAACGCTGCAAGATTCATTCCAACGACTAGCGCAAAATATCGGTAAGTTTTTTGAACCTGTTTTTAAGTTTCTTTTGGATGGTATTAATGCCTTCCTGGAAAGGGTAAATAGCGCTGCTGCGTTGCAAAATCAAACTCGCGCATATCAAGAAGCAGCTACGAGAACACGTAACAAGTTTGGCGCGCGCGTGATGAATCCATTTGACACAGAAGTACAGCAATATAGACAAAATCTTGAAAAATCATTAGTTAAGTCAGGGATGGCCGCAGGTGCTTCATCATTCAAACCTGCTGGCGCAGTTGGTGCAGCACCAGCACTGCTTGCTCCCTCTGGCGGCGGCAAGGGAGGAAAAGATAAAGCAGCCCGTGAGGCAGAGCGCGCTGCCGAAGCTGCTGCAAAAGAAGCTGAGCGCGTCTCGCAGGTGATCCGCGATCGCTTGGCGGAAGGCCAAATAATGCAGTTGAGATCAACCTTGCAAGATCAAATTGCTGCAGCCGAGATGGCCGGCAATGAGCAGCTTGTGGTCAGATTGAAAGGACAAGAAAAGCAGTTAGATATTGAATATCGTTACGCTCAATTGTTGGCGCAAGAAAAAGACATCAAGGCACAGGAGGCAATTATCTATGTAGGCAACACCGAGCAAGTCGCCAACCAGCGAGAGATACAGCGCGAGTTGAATCAACTGCAAAATGAAAGTGCAAGGAATCAAATTGCAGCGCTACAGACCCAGGTTGGACTGCAGGCGCAACTGACAGAAGGCCAAAAGCGTATGGAGCAATTGCGGACAGAGTTTGCTCAGCTTACAAATCTTGAGAGCATCTCTATTACTGCAGCGGACAACATCGGCACTGCCTTTGGTCAAGCGTTCCAAGAGATTATCAACGGTTCATCAAGCGCACAAGAGGCATTAGCCAAAATGATGCAAAGCATTGGCGAAAACTTTGTCAACATGGCAGTGCAGATTATCGCGCAACAAACCACAATGGTGATTCTGGGCACTATTCTAAAAGCCCTGGGCATTGGCGGTGGTGGCGGCGGCGGCGGTGGCTTTTCGTATCAAGGTGTCACCGGAAATGCGCTTGGAACGTCAATGATTTCCGGCAACTTCACTCCCACACCATTTAGCACTGCCGGCTTAGGTTTCCGTGCCAACGGCGGCCCCGTCTCCGCTGGATCTCCCTACGTCGTCGGTGAACACGGCCCCGAGCTATTCGTCCCAGGGCGCAACGGCAGCGTGGTATCTAACTCCGGCCTACGCGATGCGATGGGAGCTGCACCCGGCAGCAGCGGATCACCGGTGCTCAACATGAGCTTCCAGACAACCAGCATCGGCGGCGTAGAGTACGTCAGTAGAGAGCAACTGGAGGCGGCTATGGCCGAAACCCGCCGCCAAGCCACACGCGATGGCGCCAGCCGTGGCATGTCGATGACCCTGGATCGCATCAAGCAATCCCCGCAAACCCGTAGCCGCATCGGTATCCGCTGATGGCAACGTTTCCCTCGATCACACCAACAGGTCGCAGCTTTCGCCCTGGCGTGTATCCACAAAAGACGTACCGCGCCCTTAGCGGTGCAGTCGTCAAGCGGACGTACGGCAATTCGCCGTACGGCGCTCAGCTCGATCTGGAATTTGACAACATCCCAGACGCAACAGTGGTGATCCTGCTGGATCACTACCGCAGTCAGACCGCTGCCAATAGCCGCTTTACCCTTAGCGCCAGCGTTACCTCTGGCATGTCAAGCACCTTGGCAGCCCGTGCTAATGCCAGTATCGACGGCCTGCGTTGGGAATATGCCAATCCGCCAGAAGTGCAAACCGTTCGCCCCGGTTACAACAATGTCCGTGTGAGTCTCGCTGGCGAGATCCGCAACCCACGCCTTGACGACTGATGGACATCCGCATCTGTCAGTTCTTTGACCTGACCACCAGCAACGGCAACCGGCACCTGTTTCAGAACTATTACGCCAACGAAAACAAAACCTACAACAACCGCATCCATTCATTCGCGCCGTTCCGCGCCGAAGGTGCCATCGCCAGCCTCAACGGCGAGAACAACATTCTTCAGATCCTGTTCCCTAATCTGGAGATCGGTATTGCCATGCTTCAGGCCGGTGACGGTAACCGCCTGAGCACACTGGAACTAACCACTGTATGGCTTACCGCTGCTGGTGACTACACCAACAACGTGCAGACGGAGTACTACGTTGGCGTTGGCAGTAGTATCAGCGACACGACGCTAGAACTGCGGTTTCGCTCGGCTATCGATAGCGTGACGAGCAACTTCCCCAACCGCATCCTCACGCGTGAGCTGGTAGGACCGTTGCCGCTTGATGCCCAACTTGTGCTGCAGTGATCAACGTCAATGACCTGATCGGCTTGTCTTACGGCTGGGGCCATTGCCCTGGTGACGGCAGCGACCAGACGGACTGTTTCCAGCTTGCCTGCGAGATCCACCGCCGTTTTGGCTTTGCGGACTATTCGCCGCAGTTTGACTGGGTTTATAACGATTACACCGATGACAGTTTTCCGCGCATCAAGGTAGCCCGCTGGCTACTGGAGCAAGGCCAACGTATCGGCATGCCAAAGCCCGCGGCAGTAGTTCTGCTGCCATCACCGATTGGCGCTGCACTGGGCACCGTCATGGAAGACGGCAGCACTGTTTTCATTGGTCCGTCTCATAATGTAGTAAGGGCTCAGTTGCCAGAAGGCACCGGCCAACTCTTCTGGATGGAGCGATGACCCGTAAGCTGCTGCCCTACGAGCATGACCTTATTGCTGCCCTTGGCGTCACCAAAGAAGAATATCTCGACTTTCTGGCTGTCCAGCAGGCATATACCGACGCAAAAGAAGGCACAGTTTTTGACATCCGCAACGATCCGGTCAGCATTGTTCTTGCTGTTATTGGCATTATCTTCCAAGTTGTTTCTGTTCTGCTGACGCCACGCCCTGAGATTCCATCCATCTCGGCAGCAGCAGGCGGCGAACGCCAAACCCGTGAACAGCGGTTTTCGCCACGGTTTGGCTTTAACAGCGTCCAAGAGCTTGGTAAGTACGGCGACACCGTCCCGCTGGTTTACACCGATCGATCCAGTACCGGCAACCCCAATGGCGGCGTCCGCGTTGCTGGTTCGCTGCTCTGGTCTGCAGTCCGCAGCTACGGCAGCAGTCAACTGTTGCAGATGCTGATGCTGCTGGCTGGTGGCGCCATCACCCAGATTGATCCGCTTAAATCTGCCTTTGGCCAAACGGTCATCACCGACCTGATCGCGCAGAACAAGTGGATTTATTTCAACGACAATGCCACTGGTGCATTGAGATGGGCTGATGAATTAAATGCTTCCGGCGATACTGACCCAACAAAATATGGCGGCGCCAACGACAATCCCTACCGCTTGCAGCCTGCCGTCAGCAATACTCGCGTAGATGGTTTCAGCCAAGCGTATTCCCCGAGCAGCTCGAACATCTTCGGCGCTTACAGTCCCGTTCCGATTTTTGTCAACACCTACCTACGCAACGAAGCCGGCGACAAAGGCGCACGTAATATCGAAATTTTTGCCAATGGGCAAGGCTTGACCAATAGCGGATGGGCTTCCGCTTTGGCTTCTATCTCCCTGGGCCAGACACTGCAGTTGCAGTTCAAGTCAACCGGCAACCCGCCAACCGGCACCGCCTTTGATGACGACCTGGTGCGTAGCGCCATGGACACCCGCCGGACACTGGCCAGCGTGTTCGACGATGCCGGCATCTTCAAGCTGGGTTCCGCTAGATACCGCATCAGCCGCATCACCGGCACCACCACCGACGAAGGCGATTTCTTTGTGGATTTGGTCTGCATCGAAGCGGGCCGCGCTCCATCATTGCCGTATAGCTACGTCGAGATTACTGATACAGCTGCTGATTACAAATCTCAACCTGACTACATCAACAACCAACAGATCGTCAACGGACTGCTAGAGGAAGACGGCAGGAATAGCCTTGAGACTGGATCAACAAGCCTGCCAGAGGCTCAACGTTTTGCTGTTAACACGGCTACAGACCTGCTGAGATCAGGCCAGATCTGGACCTTGGCTACTCGCACAAGCACCAGCATTGTAAGCGGCAGGACTTACACCACATCTACTCGATATTATGCGTTTAAGCGCAATTTAACCGATGCTGAAAAAGCAACGCTAACGCAATACTCAACGGCGCAATCACTGGCAACGGTAGGAAGCGACGATCTGTTTTACCTGAAAGCCATTACCCGTGTCGAAGAGGCGTCCTACACAACCGTATCGCCTTGCAACATTGCCGATATTGCGCTAAAGGCACAAGTTTACCGCCGCATCTCCGGTCGGCAGCAGAGTTACGGCAGCGAACGCCGCGCCGGCTATGCCATCAGCGACAACGGCACGCAGCAACGCGTATCGATGTTCTTGTTCCACTACCGCATTGCCGGTGGTGCTTGGAACACGGCTCCTGGCATCTTTGCTGTCCGACGCGCTGCCGAGCAGGACAACTTCATTTACCTGAAATTTAACGGAGGCAGCACACCACAAAACTGGCAGTTTCGACTGGAGCCTGTTGTCGATCCACTGGCCGAGATCGCAAAACACAGCTTCATGCGCCAGTCCAATGGCACTGTCCGGTACTTTTACCTGCAAAACTCTGGCAATGCCGCGACGCTAAGCCTTGGATCTGGCCGAGAGCTGTACTTCACCGGCTTTACCCAGAACAGTCAAGCCAGCGGATTGCCGCCACTAAACGACTCACCCAACGGCACCAACGAATGGGACTGGTTCAACCTTGATGCCGACACTCAACTGCAAACGTCGTTCGAGCGTGGCCCTGAAATGGGCATCACTGCTGTCAGCGAGCAACTGACGCAAAACTTTACGTCTGCGTTGTATTCCAACTTGGCGTTGATCGGCTTCAACGTGTTTAGCGGTAAGAGCCTGCAGGATATGCGCTCGTTTTCCGCCTTTGTCACCGGCGGCAAGCCAGTCCGTCGCATCCGTACATCCGGCAACGACGAAAACAACAACACATGGGGCAGCCCGACTTATCGCTATTACCCAGCCACCCCAAATGGGCCAACCAGCTTCGCGCCTGACATCTTCCTAGATACCATCCTCGACGCGCAAGATGGCATTGGCAATTACGCCAAGATCAACGGCATCGACCTGCGCCAACTGGCAATCAGCAAGCGGTTCTGCCAGGCTAATAACTTGTTCATGGATGCGCTTATTGCCGACCGCCAGAACTGGCGCAGTTTCTGGGCGACCAACGCACCGTTCAGCCTGCTGGAATTTGCCCGCATCGGTGGCCGCGAAACCTTAATCCCAAGCATTCCCTACAACTCAACCACTGGCGCAATCCAACGCCAGATCCAAGTAAGCGCCCTGTTCAACCAAGGCAACATCCTCGAGGACAGCTACAAAGAAGAGTTCCTCGACTACGACGCCAACGTCCAAGACATCATTGCCACAGTCATTTACCGCGCTCTTGACAGCAATGGCACTTTTGCCGTCAACCGCTCGATCACGGTGCAACGCCGCGACACCAACGCAGCCAATGCCATCCTGCAGTCGTTTGACGCTTCAGCCCTGGTCACCAACGAAGCCCAAGCCATTCTGTTCGGCAAGCTGATGTGTAACACCCGCCGCTACGTCCGCTCGGCCATTGAGTTCAAGACCTACCCAACCACAAGCCCAATCTCGCCTGGCTCGTACATTTACGTGGACATCGGCCACAATGCCTGGGACGGCATCACCACCGGCGTCATCGGCCCCGGCGGCAAACTTAATGCCCCCGTTGATGGCGTCGTCCGCAACGGCAACTACTCGTTCCTGCTGTATCAAAGCGGCAGCGGTGTGCTACAGACCACTGCCACTGTCAGCAATGGCGTTGCTCCAGCACTGACGGCCCGCGAAGGGTATCTGTACGTGCTTGGCACTAAGGTAAAATCCCGCCGCGTCTACCGTGTCAACGAAGTACAGATGGACGAAGAAGGCGAGGTGACTATCCGCGGCACAATTTTTCCTTGTGATGCTGCCGATAACTCGCTGATTGCGGATTTCAGCGACGGCCTGTTTACTATCCAACGCTAGACTGACACCATCAAGCTACGCCTACCATGGCCTTCTTTACCGGGCGCACTGGTGCGCTGTTCCTGACCTCAGTCGGCAGCGGTGGCGTTAGCCCCAGCAGCACCGAGCAAGCCCTGAAGCTGCGTGACTGGTCACTGGAGACCAGCCTGGAACTGCTCGAAACTACAACAGTCGACACCGCCGTCAAGAGCTATACCCCTGGTGCTGTCAGCTCGACCGGTAGCGCTACTGTCCTGTACTACCGCCGTGAAGGTACCACCAGCACCGAGCCGGGCGTTCAGTTTGACCAGTTCCTGAACCGCATCATGAAGACCAGCACTGCTGGTGTGACCGAGTCCGACCGCGTCGGCATTGTCCTGCGCGTGGGCCAGACCGCTGGTTTTGCGGACATCAAGGACGACATCGCCTTTAACGCCTACATCACTAGCGCATCGATGCAGGTGTCCACCGGTGAGCTGTCGTCGGTTGCTATCCAGTTCACCGTAGACGGACCCTTCCGTGAACTGATCGACGCATGACGTACTTCCTAGGGCAGTACGGCAAGGTCAAACTTCGCCGTAAAGCCGCTGGTATCTTCAACAGCGTAGTTTCGCCCGCGGATGTTAACACCGTCCTAAACCGCTTTGGCTTTGACGGTTCTATTGAAAACATTCTGACCGGCGACCAGCTGGTCATCAGTACCGATGACCCACGCGGCCTGGACTTTCTGCCGCCTTCTACATGGCCCGATGGTGGCGGCGCAACCTTAAATCAAGTTGTTGCTTATTCAAACATCAACGCAATCGGTGGCATCCGGTTATTTGAGAATTTCAGCCCTGCGATCAATAACGACCGCACCCTTGAGTACCCGGTAGAAAGTTTTACCGGTGATGACATCCCAATTGCAGTGCAGATCTACGGCTCTGTGGAGCGCGTCCTTGGCGATGTCCGGGGTTATACGTTCAACACTGACCGCGAGTCGCTGGAAACCACGACGATGTCAGACCGCTTCAAGCGGATGTACTCGGCTGGCCTGATCAGCGGCTCTGGGTCAATCGACTGCATTTTTAACACCAGCAACAGCGGCTTGATAGAAAACCCGCTGCTAATGCTGCAACTGATCAACCGCACCGACATCGGCAGCGAATTTGACTGCTTCCTGCAGTTAACTGAAGACGACATCTACCCAGGTGTCAAAGACATCTACTATGAATTCCAGGCGATGGTCACGCGCACTGGGATCGAGGTTACATCAGACCAAACCATCAACTGCGCAATTGATTTTGTTACCACTGGAGAAATCAAGCTATTGATCGGTGAGCCGTCTGGTTACATCCTCAAGGAAGACACCGACCGGCTGCGCCTGCAGCAAAACCTTGACTTCCTCCTGACTGAAGTCACCGACTAAACTGCTAGAAGACTTTTTGCTGTAGCCGGAGCTGGCGCATGGCTGACCAGAGAATTACGCAGCTAACCCAGCTCACAGAGGCTGACGTCGCCAATATCGACGTCCTGCCCATCGTAGACATCTCGGCCAGCGAAACCAAGAAAGTCACCGCCAAGGACCTGTTCGAGGCTGGTGCCAGCCTGGCCGATAGCGCCAGTATCGACCTGATCAAGCTCAATCAGAGCAGCGCCACCAAGCTCGGCACCGTCTCGCTGGCAGACGACGCGATCACGGCAGCCAAGCTGGCTAACGACTCCAGTATTAACTACGGCCCGACTGCACCGGCTTCGGACAACTTCGAGGGTCGCGGCCACGTCAGCAGCAGCACCAAATATCTCAGCGTCTGGGACGGCAGCGCTTTTCAGCAGGTCATCGCCCCGACCGCCGGCATCGAGGACTTGGCGGTCACGACCGGCAAACTGGCCGACAACGCGGTCACCACAGCCAAGGTCGACGCCGCTGGTCTTGGTACAGCCGCCATTGCCAACAGCGCAGTCACGACCGCCAAGATCGCTGATGGCAACATCACATCTGCCAAGTTTCAGGCCGGTGCAGTTGACGCAGCCGCGATTGCGGACAATGCCGTTGGTGCAGCAGAGCTGGCTGATAACGCGGTCGATACTGCTGCCATCGTCAATGCTGCAGTCACCGAGGCAAAAATTGGCACTGGTGCGGTCACCAATGACAAGCTTGGTGCTGGTGCGGTCACCAACGACAAGATCGCTGATACCACCATTGCCTATGCCAAGCTCAACCTGGCTGACGGCAGCGTACCTGGTGCCAAGATCGCGACGGACTCGATCACTGTTACCCAAATGGGTGCAGGGTCAGTTGGCACCAGTGAGCTAGTCGACGACGCGGTTACCACTGCAAAGATCGCAGATGACGCCGTCACCGCTGATCAGCTAGCCACTGGCTCAGTCACGGCTGATGCCATTGCCGAAAACGCCGTCGGCGCCATCGAGTTGGCTAATGATGCCGTCGACACGGCTGCCATCGTCGATAGTGCTGTAACGGAAGCCAAGCTCGCCGGTGGCGCCGTCACCAACACCAAGATCGCTGACGGCGCGGTCACGGTTGGCAAGATTGCCGACACGCAGATCACCTACGCCAAGCTGAACCTGGCTGATGCCAGTGTCCCCGGCGCCAAGCTGACTGGTGCATCGGTCACCACGACGCAGATTGCCGCCGACGCAATCGCCACCAGCCAGATCATCAACAGCGCAGTCACGACCGCCAAGATTGCCGATGACGCGGTCACGGTTGACAAGCTCGGCGCTGGCGCTGTCGATACCACTGCACTGGCCGACTCAGCCGTAACAACCGGCAAGGTTGCCGACGATGCGGTCACCTACGCCAAGGTCCAGAACGTTAGCGACACTGACAAGCTGCTGGGTCGCGTCAGTGCTGGTGCTGGCAACATCGAAGAAATTGCCTGCACGGCTGCCGGTCGTGCATTGCTGGATGATGCCGATGCAGCTGCACAGCGCACCACACTGGGGCTCGGCACCCTTGCCACGCAAAGCGGTACATTCAGCGGCACCCACTCCGGTACCACCAGTGGCACCAACACCGGCGACCAGACCATTGCGCTAACCGGCGACGTAACCGGCAGCGGCACTGGCACCTTTGCGGCAACGATTGCGGCCGATGCAGTCACCACCGCCAAGATCCTTGACGCCAATGTCACCACCGGCAAACTGGCCGCTGGTGCTGTAACCGGTCCCAAGCTGGCGGCCGACTCGAGCACTGTTGTCAGCGGCAACGCCCCTAGCGGCAGCGGTGACTTTGAAGGCCAAAGCTGGATTAACACCAACACCGGACTGAGTTACGTCTGGACTGGTGCTGCATGGCAGCAGGTCGCGGCGCTGCAAACCATCACCTTTAGCGATACCACGCCGCTGGCGTTCACGGTTACCAAACCCGACAATTTCAGCGCGACGATCACCACCAGCCTTGACAGCCAAGCAGCTGGCGCGGTTTTTGTTGGACCGACCACTGGTGCTGCTGCAGCCCCTACCTTCCGCGCACTGGTTGCAACAGATCTACCGATTGCCACCAGTGGCGCCAACGGCGCCATGCAACCAGGCACCGGCCTAAGCGTTACCGGCGCTGGTGTGCTGAACCACAGCAATAGCGCTGCGACTGGCACCTTTACCAAGGTCACGATTGATGCCCAGGGGCATGTCACCACCGGCACCAACCTGCTTGCCTCAGACGTCCCGAACTTAGATGCCAGCAAGATTACAACTGGCACGTTTACATCCGCATTCCTTGCTGCTAATAGCGTCACTGCTGCCCAGTTGGCGGACTACGGCATCGCGCAGGTCAGTGAGACCGCGCCAACGCCCGAGTTTGCCGGCCAATGGTGGATCAACCCATCCGACCGCTCTGCTTACATCTGGGTTGGTACTGTCTCGCCAGTGCCCAATGGTTACTGGTTGTTGGTCGGTTACGGCAGCCCGACCCAGCTCAACTTGCGTTTTGGCGGCACCTACAACGCCAGCACCAACCTTGTTGTTTCGCTGAACCAGTACGGCGTCGAGGCTGGTCTGGTTATCGGCCAAGCGCTAGGAGCGCCTAACCCGCAGAACAACGGCGTTTACCTGATCGTCACGACTGCCGGTACCGGCACAACACCGGCACCGACGGTATCGCTTGCTGCTGGTGACTGGGTCCTCAGCCAAGGCACCGGCGCCAACTGGACCAAGATCGCCGTTGTGTCTGGCGCTACGGGCACCTTTAACGATTACGACATCCTGTCAGACGGGACTTATTTCACGCCTGACATGGTCGGCGTGACTGATGTCCGCGATGCCCTTGTCCTGCTATGGGGTCGTGCGCAGATTGCCACAACCAGTCAAATCGGCGTTGTGCTGGAATCGACAGAGGTGCTGGTTGATAACAGCACTGGCGAGATGACCATCGGCGTGGTAGACGATGGCACCTACTGATGACGCACCGCACAACCAACTTCGTCTACAGCGCCGAGAATGTCCCGATCGGCGGGCAGCCTGGTGATGTACTGCTGAAGGTGCAAAACGCCAACTACTACACCGCTTGGCGTGACTTCACCTACGTGTTTGAGACCTACGACGTAGTGCTCGACGATGGAGAATACTAGACTGGTGCGGTAATCCCGTCCATTAGGAACTAAGGGAATGGCATCAACGCATAAAAGCCTCCGCAGCGGTACTACTAACAAGCGCCCTACAACGGCGATCGCGGACGGCCAGATTGCGCTGAATACCAATACCACCAGCCCTGGGTTGTTCTTTAAGGACAGCACTGGCGCAAGCATCGTCAAGGTTGGCCCTGTTCACGTCGGCACAACCGCACCGAATGCCAGCCCTGCAGCAGGTGGCAGTAGCGGCAACAGCACTGGTGAGGTGTGGCTTGACACCAGCCTTACCCCAGTTGGCGTCAAAATCTGGAATGGCAGCGCCTGGGTCAATGCAACCCCGATTGGCAGCACCACTGTTCAGGGTCTACTGGAGCTTGCCACTGATGCCGAAACCCAAGCCGGCAGCGACACTGCCCGCGCTGTAACACCTGCAAGCCTGCAGTCCAAGGTCAGCGACAGCACCAGCACCACCAGCTCAACCACGATCGCCAGCAGCACGGCGGTCAAGAGCGCCTATGACCTAGCCAATGCTGCACTGCCCAAGTCCGGCGGCACGATCACCGGCAACCTTGAGATCGGCACCAGCGGCAGCCTGAGTTTTGAAGGCTCCACCGCCGACGCGTTTGAGACCACGATTGCGGTCACGAACCCTACCGCTGACCGTACCATCACGCTGCCGGATACCACTGGCACCGTCGTCACGACCGGCGACACTGGCACGGTTACCAGCACCATGCTGCTGGACGGCACCATCGTCAACGCTGACGTCAACGCCTCAGCCGCTATCGCCGGCACCAAGATCAGCCCCGACTTTGGCAGCCAGAACATCGTCACCACTGGCCTGTTCAGCCATGCCCTCGGCACCGCTGGCGCGCCGACCATCACCTTCACCGGCGACACCAACACTGGCATCTATAGCCCTGGTGCTGATCAAGTAGCCATCAGCACGGGCGGCGCTGGACGGTTGTTTGTTGATGAAAGTGGGAATCTTGGGATTGCCGCAGCAGCAGGAACAACTGGTTTTGATCTTGGTTATCTATCTGGCAATGACTTTTATCTATTTAATCGAAAAAACGGTGCTGCTATTTTTGGTAC